ATGAAATAACTAATATATTTCGAGAAGGTCAGACTGATGTTGTTGAAAAGAGTAAATTGATTTCTACTTCTTTTGAGGCTGATTACTCTATGATCAGCAGTAGTACAGAAACTGGTCTTATTACATTCGGAAAAAAGGGTACTGATATTATATGGCTTTACAAATATTTTAAAGAGAGTAGTCAAAGTGATCTTCAACAGGCGTGGTTTAAATGGAAACTCCCATCTAATGTAGTTTTCCAATTTATTGATGGACACAAACATTATGCTGTCACTGAAGCTGGCAACCTGTTATTTAATGATTTAGACTCAGATCTATATCAGGATAATAATGAAGACTATGAGATGAAAATTACCTTGCCTACATTCTATCTTCTTAAATCGGAGCAGCAAGCTTTTCGTGCTGATACTACAGCTTCATTAGTCATTCATAGAATGCATTTAAATACAGGAATGAGTAATTTCTACACCATTGATATTACAAGGGCCGGTAAGGATCCTTATAATGTTGATTATGAACAATCGATTCAAGATGCATATGGAGCAGATAACCCTCCAGTTACTTCTGACAGAGAGCAAACAGTACCTCTGTATGAAAAGAATTCAAACCTTGATATTTCTATTACCTCTAAAGTTAATGGACCATTTACATTGTATTCATTGAGATGGGAAGGAGACTATAACAACCGATATTATCAGCGTGTCTAAACTAATTCACCCTATTACATTGGAGGCTGCTTATGAGGTAGCCTCTAATCTCCGCCCAGATGACGCTAGAGAGGTCATTGAAGGGCATGGTCATATACCAACCATTCATATACCTATCTTTTCTCAGTATGGGTATTGCATCTATTTCACAATGCCTAACGGCAAGACTGCCGGTATTGCTGGTGTAAGTGATGAAGGATCGGTGTGGATGTTATGTACACCTGTAATTCATGACTACCCTATTACCTTTGCAAGAGAAGCAAAACGTTTTATTGATAGTAGACCTGAGCCTAAGCTTTGGAACATTGTTGATAAAAGAAATACTGTTCACCTTAAATTACTTAAGTTCCTTGGGTTCGAGTTCTTAAGAGAGATTAAATACGGACCTAATAATTTAACCTTTATAGAATTTAGAAAATGTGTAGTCCCGCCGTAGCGTTGGGTGGCTTGGCTTTTGGTAGCAGTGCTCTAGGTGCAATCGGATCCCACCAGTCTGCATCAGCAGCCGCTCGTGCTCAAAATGAAGGAGCTATTAAAAATTACAAGTATCAAATGAAGATACGTGCAGCACAGTGGAACCGTGAAAGAGTACGCTATGCAAATCAAATATCACAATATAAACAGCAAACATCGGCTAATGAGGGAGCATACAGCAGGGCAGCTGTAGCAGAGCAAACCCGCTTAAATAATGCATTCAAATCAGCAGCTTTTCAAAATCAATCATCTCTTGTACAACTAACAAAATTACAAGGTAAACAAGCAGCTAGAGGTGCAACAGGAAAATCAGCTGAACGTCTAAATGATAGTGTGCTCTCTGCGTTTGGTAGAAATCAAGCCATCATGGCTGAAAACTTAATGAGTGCTCAATCTAGATATAAGACACAAAATCAATCGCTGCGAAATGAACTCATTTCAGCAAACAATAGAGCGTTTAGTGATGTTGCTATTGCACCTGAACCTGGTGTAGCACCGCCAAGACCTGTCATGCAATCTGGACCAAGTTCATTGTCATTGATTGCAGGTTTAGGTAGTGCAGCAGTAAGCGGGTTTGGAACTTATAACGACTTTAAAGCGCCGCAAACTGCAATTCCAAAACCTCGCATACCTCTTAATGGCAATTAAATATGGAACAAATACAATTTAGACCATCTGACAGTGGCGGAAAATTTGACCCTGTAACACAGATAGATCGTATTCCAGCGATTGACAGAAGGGATAGAAGACTTAGTCAGGCAGAAGATCAAGCCTTTAGACAATTACAGGCCAACAACAAGACAAGACAAATTAATGCACAACGATTAGGTAAAGATCTAGAAGCATTAGCTGAATTCAGCAAAACACTAAATCAACAATTAGCAGAGGATGTGAAGGCGCGTAATGAAGCTGAGATGCAAGAAGGCATCATGGAAGCATATTACGAGGGTGTCAGTCCAGAAGAGCAAGGGCAGTTTAAACAAGATGAAACTGCTCTTAGAGAAACAGGTGCTGCAGCAAACAAGCTGGCAGAACAAGTTGAAGAGCAGACGGGCGATGTCTTTGTAGCTGACCGTTTCCGCAGTATGTCTGGATGGAAGAAGTATGGCTATGCCCAAGGTATGGTTCAGCAAGCTGCTGTTAACTACGCCACTTACGTTGCTGCTGCTAAAGAGGATGCACAGATTGTCATTAATGGTGAGGTAGTTACTTTTGAAAATGCTAATAATCCTGAAGAATATGCTGCTTTACAAGAACAAGTAAACCGTAAATTCCTTGCTGATTTTGTTGGTGTCAATCCATTACTTCTTAATGAGTACCTGTTTCCACAGATGCAGAAAATCCAAAAGCGTGATGCCTTGAACTGGGCTGAGCAACAGCGTCAGGAGAGACAGCAAGAACTACTGGACGGAAGAACTAACGATGTAATTAACACAGTATCTAGTCCTAATGCTTCGGCACAGGATATGTCTGACTTTATCCTTCAACACCCCAAAGGTGCGAACGCAGGCAAAAGAGAACTAGCAACAATTATTACACAAGGACTTAAAGATGGCACGATTAACGGAGAGGATGTCCTTAGGATATTTAGGGACACTGATATTGACGACCCTCGTGGTGTCGGGAGCCTCATCAGTAAAGATTTAGGCATCTTTGGTGGGTTGGAGCAGCTTGCTGAAGATGCTATTGCTGACCGTATTACACGGGATACTATAAAGATTGAGAATGAGTACAAAGATTTAGAGAATGATATTCTTGTCTCAATCCGTGAAGGTGACGGTGTAATCACACTTGAAGAATCCAAAGCTATCCTTCAAACATGGAAAGACAATACTAACAACGCTCCCCTGCCAGATAGGATTAAAGACGCCCTTAGGGCTGACGACAACGTTGAACTAGAGGAATCTCGTATCCGTCTGAATCAAATCCGTAGTGAACGTGGTGGTGTTCTCTTTGAATCTGATTTTAAAGGTTATCCTGAAAGACTTAAAAATGAGTACTCTAATGACATCAGACCAGTTGAAGCTGTAACACCTTCTAGTGACTTTGTTAAGGAAGCTAATGAAGAGATCATAGCTGGACTAGATACCAAGTTTAAAATTACTTCAGCTGATACTTCACGTACTCCCGCTTACCGTCAAATGGAACGTAATGCAATACGTGATTATGAACGCATCTATACTCAAGAGATTATGGAGGGAAGCGGGGCTGAGCAAGCTCACGCTAAAGCTCTTGAAAAAGTCCAAGCTAAAATTAACCCTACAACCACCTTTGATAAGGATAAGGGTGGACTGTATTTTGTCAGACCTGACACTGGTGATCAGAATGCAACTGATAGGATACGGGATCACCATGAACTTATCAAGCAAGACAGGACAAGAGCTGGAACTGTTAAGTATCTAACTGAAAAAGAAATGGAAAAAGGTCTGGAATACCTTAGAGGTAATACAGATGTAGCTCCACAACACGCAGTAGGTCTAGCTAGAAGCCTTGGTATGCCTACCTATGACTTACTTGCTTTGCAAGCTAATGCTTACGATATTAAATTGAAAAAGGAGAGACCTGAAACTGAAGGTGTAGTAGATGGGTTAGACCCTTCTACTCAAGAACTACTCCGTAAATATCCCAGTAACTCACGCACCGCTAGGGCTGTAACACAGACCGAAGGTGATACTAAGTGGTTCCTGGATAGCGTTGCTGCTTATGAATCAGGAGCACACGGTGAATACGATGCTATGAACACTGGTGGTACAGGTATTGGTTTAAATAATCAAGCCTATGGATCAGCTAACAGCTGTGAAGTAACAGGCTGTCTAAGCTCTATGACCTTAGGTGAAGTAATTGCTCTGCAACAACAGGGTAGTGTCTTTGCTGCTGGTCGTTATCAATTTATTCCAGCTACTCTTCGTGAAACAGCAGAGCAAATGGGTTTGTCTATGGACGCTCCATTTAATGCTACGACACAAGATGCTCTGGCGATTGGACGCCTCCACTGGCGACTATCACAACAAAATTCGCTGAATGGTCTACGGACTGAATGGCAAGGATTACACCGTATGCCCGATGCTGAGGCTCAAGAACTACTTGAAACAGCGCAGGATATTGTGTCGGTCTATAACAGACCAGAAAACATTTTACCAGCTCTACGGAGTTAATTTATGGATTACATTACCGATACCAACAGGATTGATAAAAAGAAACTAGAGGCAGAATCCCAAAGACGAGAAGCCTATCTACAGGAACAAGCTGATACACAGCTATACCTTAGTAACATTCAAGAACAAAAGAATCAAGAACAAGCCAAGCTAGAAGAGGAACAAAACAAAAACAGTATCGGTAAAGAACTAGGCAACGCTGTCGTTGGTGGTCTTGCTGATGCTGGTAGTGACGTACTTACTCTACCTGAACGTGCTGTTGATATGTTCAACGGTGAAATGGCAGAGGCTGGTGATGACTACAAGCCTGATTGGGACCCACTACAACCTGACCAATTTGAAACACAAACCTGGTGGGGTGGTCTTATCAGAGGTGGCGTTAATTTAGCCACCCTTCTTATCCCTGTTGGTGGTGCCTTTAAGCTTGCTGGTATGGGTGCTAAAGCTGCTGGTGTAGCCGTAAGGCTTCCTGGCATCGTTAAAGGTGCTGCTATTGGTGCTGGTATTGACCTAGTTACTGCTCAATCCCAAGGCGATAATATGTCTGGGATGATTGTTGAGCACTTTCCTGTTATGGATAATGTGCTTGGTCCTCTTGCTACTAAAGATACTGACCATCCCCTCACTAAAACTCTCAAGAATGTATTTGAGGGTATGGGTATTGGTGGTGTGATTGATGGATTGATTATGCTTCGTGGTCTTAAGAAGGGTGGTGATGATTTAGTAAAAGCCCTAGAAGACGTTGAAGCACGCAACACAAGCGTAGAGAAACAGACTATTGAGAAGGGTAGGGAAGAACTAAACGAACCTGGATACCGTAGTCATAAGAACAAAGCTATGTCTGAGCCACAGCAGGGTAGTCCTAACTCTAAAGGCTCACCTATGCAGATCAAGGAGCAGCTAGATACTATTGATAAGGATTGGTCTGCTGAACGTGGCTCTACTGACTCAGCAATTACACCAACTATGGCTGAACGTATGGCTATGGGTGGTGCTGACATTTCAGATAAGGAATTTAAAAACCTTGTAAAAGAAACTGTTTCGGATGAACGTTATGTAAAAATGATGGACGAAGCAAAGGAACAAGGTGTTCCTATGAAAGAATTGTTTAAAGATTCTTTCCAACGTGCTCATAGGATTATCAATGGTATTAATCCTGAAGAGAATGCAGATGAATTCTTTGAACGTCTATTTCCTAAAGAGTACCGTGCACGTACAGGTCAAAGAACTGTACTTGATGCAGATGGTAAAGCCCGACCACTTGGTGATGATTTTGATATTGATTACATTAGGACAGAAGATGTTCTAACTGTTGATATTGCAGTTGGTTCTATGATTAAACAGATACGTGACACTGGTCAAGTCAGCGGTGAGTTACTTAATTTTAGAGACATCGTTAATGGTGATGGTCCGCTTAAGACTGTTGCTGATCGGATTGTTACCGGCATGGGTTTGACCCGTAGGTCTCGTTATTTATCTGGTCTACAGCTTCAAAGATTAGCTGGACCTGCTGGTAAGAAAGCACGTAAGGAAGTGATGGCTAAACTTGCTAAAGATCAAGAGCAAACACTTGAAGCGTTGAATATGATTATGGGTATGATCCGTAAAGGTGATGATCAGAAGTTTGTTAATGCTTGGGTTGAAACCCTTTCCAAGATGAACGATGTCAATAACCTTGAAGACCTAGATAAGTTCATGCGGACTAGACATAAAGGTGGAGAATTCAACGGTAAGAAGGACACAGGTATGGTGGTTAAAGAACTTCAGGCTGTAATGATTAATAGCATCCTGAGTGGCTTTAAAACGCCTGTAAGAGCCTTTGCTGGTACTGCCCTTAACGCAGGACTACGGAACGTTTCAATGATGGTTGGCTCGGCTCTTAGGCTTGATGGCGCAACTTTCCGCACCTCTGTATCTTCTACATCTGCAATGATTAATGCTCTGCCTGAATCATTCCAGGTATTTAAGTCCCGTGTTGCCTCTAATTGGAGTGGTGATTTCAGTAAGATGGGTAACAGGTTTATGGAATATGAGCGTCGAATGGAAGACTTTACCCGTATGGAACGGTGGGTTGAAACTCGTGGTACTGATGGAGATAAGTGGGCTTTTAGGTTTACTAAACTAATTCACGGTATGAATATGAACCCTGTTCTTACCTTTAACTCTAATCTGATGAACGCTAGTGATGTAGCGTTTGATGTGATTATGGCTAGGAGTAGAGCAAGGGAATTGGCTGTACGTGAAGCACTTGATAGCGGAACTAAGAATATTAATCCCAAGACCCTAAAAGTTGCTGAACAAAAGTTCTTCTCACAGGTCTATGACCCTGACGGTACATTTAAGGATGACTTTATTAAACAAGCAGCTCACGAATCAAAACTAAACGCACCTCTGGATGGGTTTGGTGCTAAGGCTGAGGAAATGTTTAATAGTGCTCCTTGGGCTAAACCGTTCTTCTTGTTTGCTAGGACTGGTATTAATGGTGTAGCTATGACAGCTAAATACACACCTGGTCTTAACCTAGTCCTTAAAAAGCAGAGAGCTATTCTCAGTGCTAACGCTAACAACTTAGATGATGTTATGCAGTATGGTATCAAGAATTCTGAAGACCTGGCTAATGAAAAAGCTTTAATTGCTGGTCGTCAGACTCTTGGTGTAGGTGTAACCTTTTTGGCTTCACAGCTTTACCTTGGAGACAACCTTCATGGTAATGGACCAGAAGACCGTAAGCTTCGTCAGTCCTGGATTGATGGTGGGTGGAAACCTAGGTCTATCAAGGTTGGTGGTACTTGGGTATCTCTTGATGCCTTTGAACCGTTCAACACTCTGCTTTATGCAATCGCTGATGTAGGCGACAACATGCAACTGATGGGTCCCGAATGGGCTGAACAGAACCTTCTTAGGATTGCTGCTCAGGCAACTGCCGGTATGGCTAGTAAGTCCTATATGGATGGAATCACACAGCTGGTAGACCTTATGGCTGGTGAACCCTATCAAGTAGAGAAGATTATTGGTAGCTTGCTGAACAACACCGTACCTATGGCTGGTGTCCGTAATGATATTGGTAAGTTATTTAACCCTGGAATGAAAGAGATTAATAAGCACATTGGTGAAACTATCCGTAACCGTAATTTGCTAAGTGAAGGCATTGCTTATGACGGTGGACTGCCTGATAAGTATGACCTGCTGAATGGAGAGAAGCTAAGAAACCATCACCCGATTGTCCGCTTCTTTAATATGTTTAGCCCTATCCAATTCAACCTAGACCACAACAGTCCAGGTAGAGATATGCTGTTCAATAGTAACTATGACTTGAGACTGTCTATTATGGCGTCTCCTACTGGTGTAAGTCTTGCTAAGCATCCACAGGTTAGGTCTTTGTTTGCTGAGGCAATTGGTAATCAGAACCTTGAGAAGGCTTTAGATAAGCTGTCCCAGCGTTCTGATGTACAAGCATCAATCCGACAGATGGAGAAGGACCTAGCTAATGGTGAACGACAGGTTGACCCACGGAATTACCACCATAACCGGCTAATTAAACAAGCGTTTGATAAAGCTCGAAAGAAAGCTTGGGCAGAAATCAGTAATCAACCACAAGTATTAGAAGTTATTAATGCCAATACTGGCCGAGTTGTGAGAGATGATCAAGCTACACGGGATACTTCACCCATCCCATTGTTAATCCCGACTAGATAAATTATGTCTCTATATCTAGACGTGGTCAACAAAATAATAAGAAACGGAGACAAGATAGTTACGGTAATTTATTCATTCCAACTAGATAACTATGGCACTTGATTTAGGCTGCGCTACAAGACAACCTTATTACGGAGATGGATCCGAAGTAGTTTTTTTATACGACTTTGAGATCCTTAAAACTGAAGATTTACATGTCGCTTATTGGGACAACACAAAAGAAGAATACTTTGAAATCCTGCCTGATCATCCTGTCCATGGCTGGGCAAAATTAGACTCACTTTCTAAAATTAAGTTTAATTCACCTATTGCTGACGGTCAGTTTTTTATTATATATAGACTTACTGAAGTTGCCCCACCTAAAGCTTTTTTTGTTAAGGGTCATCCTGTGAAAGCAGATGACTTAAACGATAACTTTGAACAACTCCAATTTGCTATTCTAGATAATCGATGTTCTATTGAACGTCTTGAAGAAAATGGAAATAAGGAAGCTGGATGTTCTGGTACGTTTAGAGCTTCATTTATTGTATCAGATACTAACAATAAAATTGAACTACCTGCTGGATTTAACTCTACATTTTCTGGCGCTTTATTTGTATATCTAAATGGAGTCTTGCTTTCTACTCCAACAGAAGATACAACCCAACAAAGTAAATACTCAATATTTAATGAAGGTGCGAAATTCTATCTTTCTTTTGACTATGCACCGTTTGAATCAGATGTAGTTGACTTTGTTTATAGCGCACCTGTTGATTGTGATTCACCCGATCTTTCACCAGTTGCTAACAGAAGCACTACTAATTTAACTGAAGCTGTCTCTCAAATTACTTTACCTCTTGATTTTGATCAAGCAAGGATGAACGAATACGTTTACCTTAATGGTATTTTATTGACTAAATCTGAATATACAATTTACGAGCAAGGTCTCTATTTTTATTATATTCAAGATGATGGATCATTAGCTTCCAATTCTTTGAATGATGGTGACATTGTTGATTTCATTTATTCTGGCGGTATTTTAGATGTACCGACTCCACAAGTCCAATCAAATTGGGCGGAAACAGATGAATTTAGTGTTAGTTATATTCTTAATAAACCAACCATTCCAACAATTGATCCTGATACAGTTGTCGATCCTAACTATGTTGCAACAGATGAGAACTTCACAACAGCAGATCACATCAAGTTAGATAGCATCGAAACTGGTGCACAGGCTAACATCCCTAATACGGTTGTTGATCCTAACTATGTCGCGACAGATGAGAACTTTACAACAGCGGATCACATCAAGTTAGATAGCATCGAAACTGGGGCACAGGTTAACATCCCTAATACAGTTGTCGATCCTAACTATGTTTCAACAGATGAGAACTTTACAACAGCAGATCACTCCAAGTTAAATGGAATTGAGGCTGGAGCACAGGTCAACACTGTTACCAGCGTCAACGGATTAACAGGCGCTGTGACCTTGTCATCAAGTGGAGGCAGTAGTTTTAATGGTAATTACAACGATCTTTTTAACAAGCCGACACTCGGATCGGCAGCGGCTACAGACTCAACCGACTATGCAACAGCTGCACAGGGCGCCCTGGCTGACACCGCTCTGCAATCCCACCAAGACATCAGCAACAAGGCAGACCTGGTAGGCGGCAAGCTCAATACTTCTCAGATACCTGATCTAGCTGTAACTGAATACCTTGGTGCTGTTGCTAATCAAACTGCAATGCTTGCACTTACTGGAGAAAAAGGTGATTGGTGCAACCGATCAGATACTGGTCAGATGTTTATCATCTCGGGAACTGATCCTACACAGCTAGCTAGTTGGGCTGCAATTAGTTACCCAGCATCTCCTGTAGTTTCTGTTGCTGGTAAAACAGGCGCTGTAACACTGACGAATAACGACATTAGCGGTGGCGCTGTGACTGCTACGACTGGTACATATTCTGGCAACGTCGGCATTGGCACAAGCAGCCCTAACTCTTCTCTTCACGTCAGTGCCGCACAAAATATTTTGTTTAGGCTAGCTAGCACAACGAATAGCAATAATTCGCGAATGGTATTTGCGCCAAATAACACTGATAAGTGGAACATAGGTGTAAATGTTAGCGACAGCAGTTTTACTTTTTATGATACTTCAGCTGCTACTACGCCTATAGCAATCAAGAGCTCGGGCAATGTTGGTATTGGAACGACTAGTCCGCAGGCGAAGTTAGATGTTAATGGAACAGCTTTTGTCGGAGAAGGAGGAGAAGACAATGAGATCTTAAGACTCAATACGGATCGGACCTGGAGTTTCTTTCAAAGGGGCAGTGGTGCTCAGACCAGCTTAGATCTAGCATCAGGCGACAATAAGAATTTTACTATCAGCTCCAGAAAAACAGGAGAAACTAGTGCTTCTGCTTCTGTATTTATTAATGGTTCTGATGGAAACGTCGGCATTAAGCAAACAAGCCCAGATCATTTGCTGCATATAGGAGACAATACTAATGCATTAGGTGGCACTGCTGGTGATCAGTTAGATAATTTTAAAATCCAATCTCAAACAGCTGGTAATAGCGACGCTTTAACCTTTACAAACGAAAGGATCTCAACAGGAAGCGATTGGACTACTGCTGCTCAACGAATTCAACGTAAAGTAGATAGTACGTTGATGGGATACATTCAATTTGGCAATGCATTCGGCAGCGATTTAATTACGTTTGGCGAAGGCACTACTGAGTACGCAAGATTCGACGGATCCGGTAACTTCGGCATTGGCACGACTAATCCTACTCAGGAGTTGGATGTTAACGGCACTATTGAAGCGAATGATTTGACTATTAATGGTTCTAGTTTCCGTAATATTCCTAAAAATAGCAAAACAGCCGCTTACACTTTATTAGTTTCTGATCTTGGTAAAGTTGTTTGCATCACAACAGGCGGTGTTACGATACCTTCAGGAGTGTTTTCCTCTGGTGACGCTGTGACTATTTACAATGACAGCGGCTCGAACCAAACAATAACGCAAGGGTCCAGCGTTACCTTGCGAACTGCTGGCACCTCAACTGCCGGGAACAAAACACTAGCTGGATACGGGCTTTGTACAGTTTTGTGCGTTGCGTCTAATGTATTTGTTGTCGGTGGAGCGGGGCTAAGCTGATGTCAATTCAACAACTTTTGTTCGTCACGCAAGCCGCTTCCGGATCTAGCATTACAAATGCGCTTGAAGATGTTTTTAACTTCAGCGCTTTTGGCGATAGCTTTTTGGTCGCAAGTATTACTTCTCGCGCTGGTTGTTTTGGCCGCGACTCAAATTTTAACTACGAGAATTATGTTTGGATTGTCAATGGCGATGATCTAAGAAAATATACTTACAGTGGGAGCAGTTGGAGTCTAACGTCAACAACAGACAGTCCATTAAACTCAAACATTTTGGGCTGTGCTGATAACGGCACTCATGTTTTACTTTGCGACAGCAATGGAAGAGCAGCTTTATATAACAAAAGCACTAATACATTTGGCTCTAGCCGTACAATCGGCGGAGGCAACGCGCAGGGTGCTTCTTGGGATGGTACGCAGTGGATTATCACTAGTTACGACATAGAAGAAAGAGTTTATCGAGTTAATGCTGACAACACCAGTACGCTTGGATTTAGCACTGTCTTAGACGGTTCTCGTAAACGTGGCAATGCTTACGACTTTGACCTTGATCGCCACTGGGTATTTGCTGATGCTTCTAATGACGAAACATTTGCTGCTTGGGATGGCAGCAGTTTTGGCACTCCTCAGGACTGGGACGATTATGACTCAAACGTAACAACGACAATGACGAATAGCACTACTACTGATGATGGAGACATTTTTATCACAACCGCAGGCAAAAAATTCTTAGTTCAGTTTGATTCCGGCACTATTCGAGTGAGAGCAAAACTTACTGATTCCACTACTATTAGCGGCTGACAAATTCAAATATGGTTATTAATTTTTAAATTTATGTTAGAAGCTGTTGTACCTATTTGTGTAGCTGTAGCAACTGGTTTCTCTATTCTTATTACCCGTATTCATACACGGGTTCACGAACTTGATCGTCGTGTTGATGGTGTTGAGTTACGAGTTGCTGAAGACTACATCTCAAAAAGTGAATTCTCAACTGCTCTTGAAAGAGTTGAAGGGCATATGGTCCGTATTGAGAACAAATTAGATCGTATTATTATTAAATGAACCAATGATTACTCTTATTCGTCCAATTATTTTTGCATTTCTTACATCAGATTCAGTTAAAAACCTTGTTGTAGATCTTTTGGCTGCATACGCTAAGCGTACTGATAACAAAGTCGATGACTATGCCGTAAACCTTATTAAGCAGGAATTATTCAATGCGAAATAAATCTAGATCTACTGCTAATACACCTAATAATTTTACAAGTGTATTGGATTATGGTGCTAGAGGAGATGGTATTGTTGATGATACCGCTGCCATTCAAGCTGCTATTGATGCAGTACATGCAGATGGTGGCGGTACTCTTTTTATCCCTGCTGGTACATATAATATTGATGGGGCAGCAGAAAATTTCGCTGACACAAATGGTGGCGGTATTGAATTAAAAGCTCATGTAAGGTTACTTGGTGATGGGATGGATGCCACCATCTTAAAAAACGTCACTGATTATTGGGCCAAGGTTGTTGGTAGTCAAGGTGGCGACAATATGGCAATTCAGCATCTAACTATTGATGGTGGAAGACTAACTCACAGGCCAGTTGATCAGACTTTCCCAACAGGTGGAATGCAGCCGATTCCTTTAAGAGATGTCAATAATTCTGGTTATATTAGTAACCATAATGATGATAATTACAATGCTCAGGCTACGCACGATATTAGAGGTGAAGGCTTTATTCTCTATAATGGTATTTCTTCAGCCAATAATCTACTTATCGACAACGTGTTTGTAAAGAACACAGGTCACTATGGCATTGGTCTTCAGAATGTGGAGATGAGTGGAGCTGTACTGACCAACCTGTTCTTTGAAAACATTGGTGGTGACTGCATTGATATTAAATCAAACACAGGCACTATTTCTAAAGCCACTGTTATTGATAATGTCACCGTATTAGATGGTTGTGGCCACAACACTCCGTGGAATAATACATATGGCAATCTTGGTCAAGACACTGGTCATGTAAACCAAGCTTGTTTCGATATTGGCGGTCAATGTCATGTTTCTAATGTCAACATCCGTGGTCTTGACTCTTATCCATATAGAGATGGTGGAGAAACCCTGGGTGCTGTTGGTCTCAGATTTAGAGCCCCAGTTGATAATCAGGATCGAAAAGGTAGTGCATTGAGCACTGCTACAAATATCTTTGTTGAAAGTACTAAAGGTGTTGATGAAGGTGCGGAACAGGAAAAACGTATTGGTGGCGTCGTAATTAACGACGAAAATATATCCATTTCTAACGTTACTGTGACTGGCTGCTATAAAGGTCTTTGGATTTACAACTCAGGTGATGGCGTTCCATTTAATGTAAATGCCAATAACCTTTTTATTACTAAGAATACAGGTGCCACTGGGTCTTTACCTTATGCAATTAACACTGCGGCTGCTACAAAGCGTATCTATCTCTCTGGTTTAATTACTGATTCAGATATTGGTCTCCACTGTAATGGTACTAACAATACAGTAAATCTAACCATTGATAATTGTGATAGGGCAATCGATCTTATTCGCTATGGTTCCTGTGAGGGCAGTGTTACCCTGTCAAATAATACTGTAAATGATCCAGAGTACCCAGAAATCAAAGATGGGTACAACAGCTTTGTAGCTAGAAATTTAAATGTACTTGCATCTCAAAATGATGCCTCAGCCTCACTTGATCTTAGATCTTTAGACACGTCATATATCGATACAGGCACTGCTATTGGTGGTATTAACGTCTTTAGTGACGACCCTTCTGGTCCTCTTTCAAATCCGCATTTACCTTTGCGTGGTCGGTTTGGTCTTTATCCAACAGGACCTAGTGCAGCTGATGTAGCTTGGCGTTTTAAATTTGAGGATGAAGAAGTACTTGATGGGAATGGCGATCCTATACCTTTACTCGATGGCCAAGGAAACCAAATACCTGTAGTTGACAGAAATGGTGATCCTGTGCTTGATGGTAATGGTGATCCAGAAATTCAATATGAAATGACTGCTGGTTCAGATTTATTAGCAATTTCTAGAACAACAAATCGTAGTGCTCTTCCATTTACACTTCCTTTTTATGCTCAAGCAGATCTGCCTGCTATAGATACATTAATGAAAGGTGCTCTTGTATTTTTGAATACAGGTACACCTGCTGACCCTCTACGTCTTCTTTATTGTGATGGTGTTAATTGGCGCAAAGTAGAAGATAGCTCTATCGTTGTTTAAATTAAAAATGGTAAAAATTAATGCGAACTAAAACACGTTCTAATGCCAATACACCTAATAATTTTATAAGTGTTCTAGATTATGGTGTTGTTGTAGAACCTACTCGTGACCTTGCTCTTGCTGCAGGCAGTCAAAGTGTAGCCATTCAAAGAGCTTTTGACAGTGTTGAAGATGGCACATGTCTATTATTTCCACCTGGTCACTATGTTCTTGAAGCCACTGTTTCAACAGATAGGTCACTACATATTGAAGCAACAGGAGCTAAATTTTTTATTAATGCACCAGTAGCTGGTTTTCGCTTTGATGCTACAGAAAATGCACAGCAAATAAGTCTCCACGAAAGTTATGATGTAGATACAAGAAAACTGCTCATTAAAAAAGTAGATGATGAAGGAAATGCTTTTACTTTCAATGATTCTCAACTATTTAAAATTGTAAGTAAAGCTGTTGACTATGG